GATTGGAACCCAGGCCAACGTGATCGTGAACGTCGTAGCGTTGACGATCGCAACCGCGGTGGCCGGTATTGCAGTGCCGGGCAAGTCAGGCGAGTAGCTTTGATCCAGAACAGACCATCCGGCGCCAATATTCGCATCGCCATTGAGCACAAGAGCGGTCCCAGCGTCATGTGTGACGGTGACGGTAACCACGTTGCCCGACAGGCTGGCGCCGGAAATGACAGGGCCGGCGCCGGTGCCCATGGCGGCCGGGATGCGCGAGATGCTGGCGAGGCTGTCCAGCGTGCGGCCCATGAAAAATGAGGCACGGGTAGAAAAGTCCAGATAGCTGGTGTAGTTCGTGTGGTTACTGCCGGCGAGCGCGGCGATCGTGCTGGGGTCGCAGTCGGCCATTTGCGGCAGCGCGATGTAGAGCGCGTTGGACGGATCGGCCGCCAGTTCGCACACCGCTTCGTAGACCATCGCGTGGCCGCCGGCGTTGCCGACCGATGGCATCGGCGTGCAGTCAAATACCGGCATCAGCGCCGGCGTGGTGATGCCGAATTCGCCACGGACCAGCGAAATGAACCGCTGCCAGGCGGCCTTCCAGACCGATTTTTCAGCGTAGGTGCGGCCAGAGTCGTTTTCGTGCCAGATAAACAGCAAGGAACAAACATCGGCCTTTTGCTGCGCCGGCAGCGCCGTCACCCAGGATTCGAATGTGGTACCGTCCGGTGAACCCCAGGTCCATTGCGTCGGCGGTATCCAAGCGGACGGATCGGCCAGCTGCGATGGCAGATTGGCCGTGCCGCCAGAGATCGTGTTCGGGTTGTCAAGCCACGAACCGGCGGAGGCGCCAGCGTTCGCCGAGTTGGCATAGATGCCGTTGCCGACCACATCGGTGCCGCTGGACGAGTATAGAATCGCCGCGCCCGCCAGCCCCAGATATGACACCAGCGCGGCGTCCATGCCGGGCAGCAGCGGGCCGGTGCCACTGGGGTCGTAGACGTTATCGGCATCGGTTATCGCGAGCGCGAATAGGTTGCTTTGCCCCATGGCGACGATCTGCGGCGCGCTGGGCAGCGTGAGGGTGGCGCTGCCCGAAGCGCCGCCGGACCCTGACCCGCTGCCGCTACTCGATCCGCCCCCGGACCCGCTACCGCCACTCGATCCGCTCCCGCTTCCGGAACCGCTGCTGCTGCCAGATCCACTGCCGGAACCCGCGCCGGCCCCGGACCCGATCAGAAACGGCACGCCAGGCCGCACCAGAAATGGCACGCCGGGCCGTGCTAGAAACGGCGGCATTATGCCGTCACCGTGAAGGCTGGCCCGTGCACCGTGGAGCCGATCACGCCGTTGCTATCGACCGCGGCGGCCCAGACATACCATGTGCCAGGGCTGGCCGGCATCGGCACATAGCATGGCGCGACCCAGCCGTAGGCATAGCCACTGCTCAGCGTTTCCTTGCCGCCGGTACCGTTGATCGTCGCGCCCACCGACTGGATCGTGCTGAGGTCCTGAGTGGTGAAGAACCACACCGCTGCTGGAAAGGCGTAACTGCCGCCGCCTTCGCTGTTCGTGTTCACAAAGCAATTGAGGGTTCCGCCGGCGGCGATCGAATAGCTGGTGTTTGGCGGTAGTGAGTCGTTGTTGAAATTGGTCAGATAATAGTTCGGGATCGTCGACGCAGAACTGGTGCTTACATCCGGAAGCACATCGGCGGGGCCAGCGCCGCTGGCATTTGTCGCGAACACCTGCACGTCATAGCCGGTGCCGGCGGTCAAGCCATTGATTGTGAAACTGGTCTGCGTCGCGGGGACAGTGCTGCTAGCGGTGACCCAGGTGCCGGTGCCGCTCGGCGTGCGATACTGCACCGTGATGTCGGCGATAGCGCCTCCGCTGGCCGGATTGGTCCAGCTCAAGGGCAAAGTCGTGTTGGTCGCCGTCCCGACCGCCAGTCCGGTGACCGCGCCGGGCAAAGCCAGCGTCGACGAAGTCGTTGTAGCCGTGACGACCGACGAATAAGCGCCTATCCCTGCACTGTTGGTCGCAGCGACCTGGAAATCATATGCCGTACCCGCAGTCAGGCCGTTAACGACATCTGAAGTCCCCGCAATACTGCTGGCAGCGGTATTCCAGGTCGACCCCCCATGCGTTCGATACTGCACAATATAGCTAGTAGCGGCCGCCGTTGAAGTCCAGCTCAACGCGATCGAAGCGGTAGTGACCGCGCCTGTCGCCAATCCAGTAACCTGCCCCGGTACTGTCGCGACTGCGGACGCAGTGGTCTCACCCTGTACGATCGCGGAATAGGGCCCGGTTCCGCCGGTGCTGACGGCTGCTACCTGGAAACTATAGACCGTGCCGGCCAGCAAACCCATGACGGTCACGCTGGTTGCCGTCACGTTGGCGGCATATGTCGTCCAGGTGGTGCTCCCGCTGGGTCGATACTGCACCACGTAGCTAGTCGCACCGCTCGCCGCGGACCATGACAGGGCCAGCGTCGTCTGAGTGGCCGCTCCGACGGTCAGCGCCGTGACCTGAGCCGAAAGCACCGCCACGGTCGCCAGCGTGGTCGCCTGCACGAGGGCCGAGGCAGGTCCCAACCCGGCGCTATTCGTCGAGATCACAGTGAAGTCATAGGACGTGGATGCGTTCAGACCGGTCACGGTCCCACTTGTGCCGCTCACGACCAACTGGCTCCAGCTCGATGTGCCGGTCAAGCGAGACTGGATGATGTAGCCCGTTGCCAAGCCGCTTGCAGGCTCCAACCAAGACAGCGACACGGATTGCGAGGTCGTGGTGCCAATCGTTACCGCGGTAACCTGCCCGGGAAGCGGATTGACGTTCGCAACAGCCAGAGCTGCGTAGACAAGAGTGCCGCCCGAGTAGGTCGCCGCATAGATACGCGCGGACTGACCGGCGGCGATGCTCGGCACGCCGGTCGAGCTCGTAATGGAACTCAGCACGATCGCGCCGGTGGAGGCGTTGATGACGTCGCAGACAAAGCCGGATCCCATGGCGGACGGGTTGGCCGTCAGCGTCAGCGGCAGCGAGCAGACCAGTACCCGAGCGTTATGGGTCGCCACATTCAGCGTCGTGTTGGCGGTCAGCTCCGCAACCGGTAGCCGGTATCCTGGCAGCTTGCCGCTGATCCACGTCCAAACACCACTAAACGTCTGGGCTAGGAGCGAGCTGCCTCCCTGGCCCACCAGGACTACGTCGGTATCCCCGGCCGCTGTCGCCGCCTGGACCTCGTCGATCGTCTCCCCGCTCAGAAAGTTGGCGTAGCTGATCGCATGATCGGAGCCACCGTGACTCACCCCTACCAGGTCAGCCGCGCCCAGGGCGGTTATCGTCGGCAGGCCAGTGATCGTAACGGATGATCCCGGCGTCCCCGGTGCGCCTGCCGGCCCGGTGATGTTGGCGCTTTTGGTCCAGGCCCCACCAGCGCGAACATAAAGATCGCCTGTAGCGGTGTTGAGGAACGTGTCGCCGTCCACACCCAGGCCGGCGGCCGGTGCACCCGACCCGCTGAGCAGCGAAGTTCCGCTGGCGCCGACGGGTCCCTGCGCGCCGGCTGGACCCGCCGGCCCCGCGGCACCGGCGGGGCCCTGGGCACCCGCCGGGCCCGCCGCCCCCACTGGGCCCGCTGGACCAGCGGGGCCGATCAGCCCTAACGGGCCTTGCGCACCGGCAGGACCGGCCACACCGGCGGGGCCCGCTACCCCGGCAGGCCCGGCCGGCCCTGTTGGACCTTGCGGACCGGCCGGACCGGCGATGTTGCCGACCAGCGACCAGTCTGTACCGGCAGCAAAGTAAAGATTGCCCGTCGCGGCATCAACGTAGCTGTTGCCACTAACCGTGGCGGCTCCCTGAGGCGCGCCGACGCCGACCGTGATCCCCGTCCCCGGCGTGCCAGGCGGGCCTTGCAACCCATTCCCAGTCGCGGTGATCGTTCCGTTCTGATCAATCGTAACATTCTCACCGGCCGAAAACAAACCCCGAAGCAGCGGCAGCTGCATACGCATCGGTGTGCCGCTGCTGTTAAGGATCGCTTCGTCAGTCAGCGTCAATGCTGTCTGCTCGACAAAGCTGGCATGATCAAGCCCCGTGCTTGCCAGCGTCCCTGTCGCCAACGCCAAGCCAAGCCCGACACCCACTTGCTCGGGACCGCCCGGCCCGATGCTATTGCGCCCAAGCAGTGACTGTGACGCGATGCTGATTACAGGCTGGGTGCCCGCCAACAGCGTCCCCACCGTGACGGAGACGGTTTGTCCATCCTGGTAAAGCGGCAACTCGTCCTGGTTACCGACGCTGGTGGCGGCCGGAAGCTGCTGTATGGTTGGCATGTCGCTTCTCGTGTGTTGATGCCGGCACGCCAAAGCGAACCGCCGTGAAGACGCCAGACGCCGCTCTGCCTCGTCGATTGCGCTACGAAAGCGGCTGGCCGCCCGCGAGGGGGCCGCAGCTTCGGCTAAGCGGCTAGGGCGGTGTAGTCACCTATCCGTAACCAAGCGGTGCCAGCAGCGTTGCGGCAAGCTAGAACGCCGCTTCCGGACCCGGATGCCTCGCCCGGTTTCAGGGCATTCGATACCCAGATGATCGCATTAGCGGGGGTGGAACTTGCATTTGGCAAGCCCGCAACCGTGAATGAGGAAGGCTGTAGAAACCCACCGGTTACATTGACGCCTGTGCTGCTGGTAAGGCCACCCAGCGCGCTGATAGCACCAGAAGATGTTATACCACCCGAGCCGACGGTAAGCCCGTTACCGGCACCAGTCGCGATCGAACCATCCACATCCAGGCTAGATTTGACATGAATACCACCTCCGCCGTTGAAGACGGAAGAGTCATAAAACATCTGAACATTGCCATCGTAGTCGAACGCGATCCTGTCGCCGGTCCGCATGATCAGCGCATAGAAGGGCCGCGCAACGCCATTGCCCGCTGCCCCATCAGTGCCTTGCAGCGCGGACGACAAGGTTAACACCCCAGACCGCTGGCCCGGACCATCCAGCGTTGCCGCAGTAACCTGATAGGTATTGGAGCCGATCTTGACATTGTTGATCGGGTTAGACCCAGGGCCGCCCAGAGTAACCCCTGTTCCGCTGTCGTTGCTTCCGATTGTATAAGGCGTGACGTTTGCTACAGCAACTGTGGTACCCGTAGAGGCCACGCGCACTGACGTTTCCGGCCCGGTCACGGCACGGCAGTCGTGCGCCGACATGATATGATTACCGCCGGTGCGATGCCCTGTCCAAATCCAGGTGTCATTCAGCCCGAAGGTGTAGAAGCCTTGCGCAACCGTGGCAGGTATACCGTTCGAAGAAAGCGACAGCTTCGTGTCGGCATTGAAGGCGTAGCCACCGCGCACGCCTTGGTCGTCGATGGCATTCACCTGCATGTCAAATTCCTGACACGCCAGCGGACCGGACTTGCTGGTCGGCAGATTGCTCTGATCGACAGCCGTGCCATATAGGCTCCAGCAAGCGGGTAGAGTATCGTTGCTCCCCATGTTGTAAACGGTGCCGTTGGCCTGCACCGGTAGCAGCTTCGAGACATGTGTCCCGATCGCTGAGTGGCCAATGCTGCCAGTACCCGAAGTTGTCTGGGTAGTAAGCTGAACTGAAACGTACTCGGTGTTGAAGCGCGACCCGCTATTGTCAGGGTTCTGACTGATCGTGCCGGCGATCACCTGGGCGGAGAAGCCCGTATAGCCGTTCACGCCACGGTCGGCCGTCGGACTGAAGGTGATCTCATGCGGCACAATCGCCGCCGATGACGGTCCAGGGTTGGTGAGGGTCTGCGTTATCTGCCCATAACCGCTCAGTTGGTAGCCCGGCGTTTGCATCATATTGCCGGTCGTCTGTAGAGCGGTCCAATCCAGGCCGCACTGCACAGCCAGCGTGCTGGCGCCGATCGCGGGATAGGCCTTGATAAGCGTGGAGTTTGGACCAAAAGCAGTCGGCTTTGTGTTGGCACCGAATCCAATCCCGGTATTCCAGAACGCGGATTGGCCAGTGCTTCCCGATATGTGAATGGCGATATCGTCGAGCGAGCCGTTGACCGCATGATTGCCAGGCGTCCCGACATGCAAGCCAAATAGAGTCTGGACGTTCGCCCCGGCAGCGACACCTAAGTCCAGCTCATGCCCAACGCAGCTACCCCAGTGAGTGCAGGTGGAGCCAAGTTGAGAAACCGTGTTAATACCAACGATCCCGCCGGAGGGGTTGGCTGCTGTTCCATTGTCGTTGCCTGACGCGATGCAGGAAGCCTCGATACCGCTGTATGAACCCCCCGTATTTCCGGTCGGGCCCTGCACTTGAAGCGTGCTTTGCAACGCCGTGCGCGCACCCTGCGCAGTGGCGCCAGCCACATTATGCTGTATATTAAATCCGACGGCACCACCGGCAAGACCTGCATTCAGGCTGTCCTGCACCAGCAGTTCATTGAGCATGGTGCCGCTGGATGCCTGACTCTGAGCTGCCACGGTACCGCTGAAAGACTGCACGCCCGAAAGGCCAGCTTGCGTCGGATTCGCGTCGTTGTAGTTGGTCCCGCCAGACCAATTGCGCGTCACACTGACGTCCAGGCCACCATGAGCCGAAAGAAGACCGGAGATCGTACCGCCAGAGTTGGTGATGGCCCCGGCCGCGGCAGCCGTCACCTGGTTCTGCACGTACTCCATGGTCGCCGCTTGCAGCGGCAAGGTGGGGTCGCTCGCCAGCAGCAGTGGGCCAGACATCTGGGCGCCACTCTTCTGGATGGTATTGGCAGCGAACTGCCCCAACTGCAGAACCGATGTACTTCCGGTCGGCGTAATGTTAAAATGCGAGGCGTTAATTGATGAAAGCGAGGAAAGCCCAGATACAAACTGGTTGTATGTGACGGCGACGTTAGTTCCGCCCTGCGAGAATGCCACCAGGTCGGTCGATGCCGGCGCCGTGCCAGTCGGTAGCGCTGAAATGACAAACGGCGTCGACGTCGCCGACAGCGTTCCGTTGGCCAGAATCAGGTTGTTGCCAACGGAAATTCCTTCGGTACCTCCGCCTCCAGACGAATTGCCGAGCAGCTGACCGGCGCCGGCGGTGAATTCCGACTGAAGGCCCGCCAGCAGCTGCGCCCGCGTCAGCTTGCGTGTGATCCCGGACTGGCTAACAATCAGCTCATCGGTATCGGCGGAAGCTGTGGCGGCTGGAAGTTCGTCAATGGTGGGCATGTCAATGGAACCCCATGGCGGAGGATGGCATGAGAGGCATTGGATCCGGCATCAAAACGCCAACAAGGGTTCACCATCCTCGTCAAGAACGGGCGCGCCACTGTTCGTCTGCAACGCGTCCGGGGGCGAGATGGTCGATGATAGCGCTACACAGGGAAGAAGTACCGTCCGCTGCAATGTGCGCCCGTTGGTTGTGCCGACAGCAATCGTTACGCTATAGGTAGTGCCAGCTTGGCCACCCTGAAGCCATAACACGGCCGACAGTCCATTCGCGGTCGATTGCATGAGCTCAAGATCACCCGTGGCGTTCGGGCTGATCCCCACATCGAGCGTAGCAATGCTGTCGCCCTCATTGCCAATCGCTGCGGCAGAGATGTTTAATTGATAATCTAACACATCGGCCGGATCCTTGTCCGGCCAAGTCAGGACGGGTGGCGCCGGCGGTGTGCTGCCGCGCGCATAGGGCACAAACCCGTCCAGGAACACAACACGCGCGCAGCTTGGAATCCAGACATGCGTCGCGGTCGTCGCCATGGAAGCCTCCAGTTAGGATCAGCGGAGCCGGAGTCAATGAAAGCCGGCCTGTCAATGACCCGTCAGTTTGTTGATCTGCGCGGAAAGCAATTCCAACCGTCGCTGCAACTCGGCGACCGTCAAGACTTCTTGTTTTGGCGGAACGACCGTAGCCGGCGCGGCAAATGTCTTGCCATCAAATGTCCAGCCAAGCTTCACATCGGCTTGGCCTGTCACGTCCACCCAAATAAGACTCGGATGGAACAGCTGTCTGATATCGGAGGCCGTGCTGAAGAACTCAGCGACCCGGCCGTCTTCAATGCGCACATACGTTCTCATTGGTCACCACCTAACGATCACACAACCGTGAGCACCGCTGGCACCCGGGTTGGCCTGGGTGCCAGCCGACCCCGTCCCGGCGCCCGACGCACCCCCGCCGGGAAATATGCCGCTGTTGCCGGCCGTTCCGCTGTTCTGCGCCCCGCCGAGCGGAGCCGCTCCCCCGAGGCCACCAACATTGGAAATTCCGGCTTGTCCGGATGACCCCCCGGCATTGAGATCACCGCCGACGCCAAGCCCACCCGGCGCGCCGTTCTGAGGAGAGGATGCATTGGCTTGCGGGTTCAACCCACCACCGGTTGCGCTGATGGTTCCGAAGCTCGATGATCCGCCCGGCGTCGCATTAGTGCTTCCCGTGCCGCCAGAGCCGCCCGCCCCAACCACCACACCAATCACGGCTCCGGCCGTCAGGCCGATCACGCGACCGCGTGCGTAACCTCCACCGCCGGCCCCACCGCTTGGCATACCAGAGACTGAAGCAAAACTACCGGAGCCCGCGCCCCATACTTCGGCTTCGACCTGGGTTACGCCATCCGGCACCGTGAAGGTGAATTCACCAGGGGTATTAAATGTCTGAACCCCGGATGCGAAGCCCGGCCTCAGTTGAGGCAGCTTAAAATTGATAAATGGCGCCTGGGGCAAGACCGCGATGTTGCTCGAAGTAACCCCAAGCTGACCATACGCGATAGTTACGGAATAAAGCCCCACCCAGCCATCATCGACGGGCGGCAGGGCTTGTGAGCCGGTGGTCGCCGAGGCGCCTGGTTTCACCTCCAACTCAACAATCTGAGTCCGAAGCGTTTTCTGTGCTACGTTGCTACCATTCGGGCCGGAATAAGGCTGAGACGGATTTGAAGCATTGTAGTACGCGAGTACAAGCGGATCAATATCGATCTCGCTTAGCGTCGCTTGGATCAGATAGGCGATCGACTGCCCCTGCGATGTCGGTGCCAGCAGGCCCCCGAGAGTCTGGGCTGTCAGATTGATCCCCATCTTGACCAGTGCATCGCTGGGATCCGCTGCCAACGATCCATAGGCGGATGCGTCCACGACACTCAGCTGGCTGATGCTGCCGGGACCGATCTGCACGCCTAACGACGCCGGCGATGTGGGCGTGCAAGCTAGCCCATCGACGACCGTGTTCGTTCCCAGACAAGCCTGCGCCAAGAATCCCAGCGCCACCATCGCGTTGCGATTGAGCGACAGGATATCGGTGTCCAGCGGTATGGCGCCTGGGTAGACCAGATTTCGATCCACGGTGTCCTCGGCATTCAGTTGCTGATTTGGGTCCAGGCTGTCGCAGTCGTCGGCAGAACGGCCGCCACGGCGGCGTAGATATCGGCATCCGTGACCGATCCCTCGATCATGGCCTCGTCGCCATACTCGATCGGTCCCACGCCGTAGCCGCCGGGACCACCCCAGCCGCTCACATACGCAATGCCGGTCCCGGCCGGGCGGTAGGCTGTCACCAGCACCTGGAAAGGCATATCCAGGTTGCCCCAGCCACCAGCCTCCCCATACGCGAAGCCATTAAAGCCGCCGGACTGCGAACCCCATCCGCCGGTATCGGCTGAACGCGCTGGCTCAAACACTGTCGGCGCCCGGCCAGTCAGGTCGGTCAGAGTGGCGATGATCGCCGCACGAGTGCCGCGGGTGCGCGTGATCTCTTGCGTGATACGGTTTCGGAACGGATCATCAGCTTCGCCCTGATTGCGTTGGAGACTGGCCCCAAACAGATCGTTCGCAATCATGTCAAGCCAAACACCGCCCGCTGTCGCTATGCGCGTCTGCTGCCCGACAAAGGCGATCAGCGCGTATACCCAGGACCATACGCTCCCAAGGCCGGACAGCAAGCTGTCGAGCACGGGCGTCGTGTCAGGAAACCAAGCTGGCGGCAGGACGGCCTTCAGCCGAGAAACCATGTCGGACTGATCGCCGGTCATCAGCTCACCAACACCAAACCGGCCTTGACCACACCGTTGGGGGGCACCACCAGGTCGGCGCCGCTCCCATTGATCGTCAGGTTGCTCACGTTACTGACCGGCGGCCAGGCATCATAGGCGACCTGCGCCAGGCGCGTCAGAGCTAGCGGAGCACCCACCGCCAATGCGTTGATATAGGTCGTCACCGCCGCCGTCACGGCCGCGGCCGCCGATGGACGGTCCGCCGAAGCCGGCAGCCCAAGCGTCATCGATACATTGGCCGCTGTCACAACCGGGCCTTGAACGGTGAAGGTCGTTCCGACGGGCCTCACGAGGTCGACCGCGCTGTTCACTGCCGTAATTACATTCGAGGATGGATTGCCACTCCCATCGTCGACCGTAACGACGAAGTTTCCCAATTGCGCTGCGCCGCTTGTATTGACGTTTTCTTGGAGAAGATAAGTCAAACCTTGCTGCACACCTTGCACCGCGTAGCCGACAGCCGTCGGTGTCGCCTGCGACCGGGTATCCAGGAAGCTCTGAAAACGGGTTCGTACAGCCGCATCTGACTCCACGTCAATGCCGCCTGTAAGCGGCCCCTGATTCACCACTGTGTCCAGGCCAGGCGTCGCCGAGACCAGCAGAGTGATAGTACCCGCCAGCACGTTGCCGCTTTGCCCTGCAGTCTGGGCCGCTACCGGCACGTCGATGCTGTACGTGCCGGCCGGCATAACATATCCGCCGAGGGCCGAATTGTAGCCAGGCACTGTCGGGTCGGTCGTCACCGCAAAACTCTGCGAGCCGTCTTGGGTCCGCACCACCGCCCCAAACGGCACCACAGCGCTACCAAGCGCCGTGTAGCGCCCCACCGTCACCGTTCCCGTGGCTGCGACCGCCGGCAGACGAGAGACCCCGTAATCGGCCAACCAGGTATCAAGATCCGTGCCCACGCTGGTCGCCGCACGCGTCACCTGCATGACCTGCACAATCAGCCATTGCATCCACAGCCCCAGGGATGCGTTTGCCTCCAGCACCGCTCGCAACGCAGAACCGACTGTCAGGTCCAGCAGTTGCGACGATGAAGCCTGCACCGAGGCCGCTGCGTTCTGCACCAACGTGGTAAAATTCTGCAATGACAACTGCACCGCGTCAGCCTCCTACCTGAAAGGAAAGCGTCTGCGTCTGGCCGCTCGGCGCGTCGACATATCGAATATACACGTAGACGGTGGTGGGCAGGCCGTCTGGTGCAAGCTGGATCTCGATCACGGGCTCGGGCGTGCGGGCGACGCTGCTCTCCTGGAAAATCTGGCTTCGCACGACGGCAGCTATGCGGGCCGAACTGACCGGCTGCCCGATGAACTGCGGCAGCCCGGCGCCATAAGCCAATTGCCATATATAGTCGCCCTGGTTGGTCAGCAGCCGTCGCAGAACGCGTTGCTGGCCCAGCACCGATCCGTCGACGACAGCCAGATCGCCAGTCGGACCCACAACAAGGTCAGACCCCCATTGATGTGAAAGATCCCCCATTCACCTAATCCTGCGGGTTCGGTGGACCGCTCACACCGGGGTGCACATGCACGTCGTAGTGCTGCCGCAAGCGGTTGAGCGAACCATGGCTATCGTACACATCACCAGCAACATGTAGATCGCCGTTAATCTGTATCGTACCGTCTGCTATAAGCTTGATGTAGCTGCCCGACTGATGCACCAGCCAGAATTCGCCGGCTGGTGCCGCCGGGGGGGTCGCCGTTGCACTGAAGGCCGCTCCAATGATCATACCGTGATCGGCGTGACCTTCCTGCGCGATCACCAACACTTGGGCGCCCGGGCTTGGCAGGCAGACGAGCCCCCAGCCGTTGCCCGCCCAGGGTGTCAGTACCGGCAGCCAGCCGCTCAAAACCCCCTCGGGCTGCAGCGTCACCCGTGCAGTCGCAGTGCTCGGATCGACGGATGTGACGAGCGCCAGCCGCGGCTGGGCCGCACCCAGGTCCAAGGCACCGGCCTGCGCCTTGAGTGCATTTAGAAGCTGCTGCATCACCACTGTGTTCCTGAGGCCCGTTTTGGTGGTTTCCGCAGCACCTCAAGCGTAAATGCTTGTCGCCGTGAGGCTCCCCGGACTGGATGAGCCGGACTCACTGGCGCTTCGCATACGCACGGTCTGCGCAAAACCATGCGCGAAACTGAGCCGCCGGGTCACCTCGTCGACCATGTAGACTTGGTCGAAGGCAGTGCCGGTGCCCTGCAACTGCACCTGGGCGCGGGGAAAGATCGTCAGCTCTCCTGCCATCCTGGCAGTGACTCTACGCTCGTGAGCAAGCAATTCGTTAAGTTTGAGTTGTGCGAGCTGGCTGGCTTGGCTATCGGTCAGATTGGGCTGCACCACGACGTAATTTTGGGGTGTCGTCGATCCGCCTGCCGTCGCGTTGCTAGCGGTACTGGTCACCACGGTTTGCTGCGTAGTGTTCCAGCTCTTCACCGAGACTGTAATCGGCCCAGCCAAAGTCAGCTCGCGATCCAGGCGCAACGCCTCCAAATCGGCTACATCCAGCACGATCGAAGCCAAGCCGTCAGAGGCGGGAGGCTGAAAGTATAGATTGTCAGCCTGCACAAAGACGTCGAACGCCTCCTGCTTCGCGAGCAATACCAGCAGGTCCCAATCGGTCGTCGTCCTGCTGAACTGGTCGAGCGTGATCCGCTCGTGCTGATCCTGGTAGTAGCGGCCAACCAACGTGGTGGTGTCAGTTACCACGGGCGTCAGACCCGCCCGTTGCGCCAGGATGGTGGCGATCTCGCTCGATGTTCGGTTGGCAAAAATCTCCTGCGTTCGGGCCTGAATGAGTCGGGCGGTCAAGTCACGTCCTTCGATGACAACCAGGCCGCGGAGCGGCTCGATCGTGACCAGATCCACGGTGCCTTGCAGCAGGCTCTGCGGCGCCGACAAACCGTCGGCGCTCACACGTATGTCAACCGAGATATCAGCCTCGTTCGCCCAAAACGCCGCATCGAAGCCGGGATCCGCTCCCAGTGCGACCTCGGCCGTAAAACGGTCGGCGCTCAGGTAGTTGGTCGAAATAACCTGAGCGCTACTGCTACCGTTCAGTGGCACGCCATTGGCAACGATCAGCAGGCTCGGCTGGCGCGCCGGCGTTAGGATGTCACTGGCTAACAATCCCGCCCCCAGCCTGCGGGTTGACCATCGGGATCAGCAGCGTGGTGACACCAAGCAGCACAGGATCGCTGATTTTATTCAACTGCGCGATCCGTATCCATTGCGTCGCATCACCTAGCTGCTGAGCGGCAATCTGAAATAGATTGCCACCAGCCACCGTTACGGTCTGCATCACTGCGCCTACGTGCTTGCGTTTGTTAGATTCAGAAGCGCGCGCCCGGTATAGCCTGAAGCCGCGGTTAGGGCTGAAAGAACCCCGGTCGTACTAGCCATCGCGTTCAGCGAATTGATTCCGGTTCTCGCGGTGGCCGAGCCGAACAGCGTTCCGGCGTCAATCTGATTGCCTGTCGCCGTGATGGCACCGGAAATGCCAAGGTTCGCCTGGGTCAAGCTGCCCAGCGCGGTGTTGTAGGACGTCGTACCCGCAACGGCGGCGCCGGATGCCGCAGCATAGGTCTGCGCCGCTTTTAGGCTGACCGATGGCGGCAAACCAAACCCGGCCGCCGAGCCCAGGTCATCCAGCACACTCGTCCCCAGATCAATCGCGGCCTCGATAAGCGCCGCCGCGTCATCTCGCAATACCAGGCATTCAACGCGGTACGGTATCCACCAGCTGCATCGGAAGTCAGCAGCAAAGCTTCGGATAATGACCGAATAGATGAACACGTCCCAGGAAAGCGATAAAACCCCACCGGCCGCTCTTAGCTCATCTACAAGCCGAGCTCGTTCGGTCGCGTCCGTTCCCGAGAAAAAACCCTGGAACGTGATCGCTGCATCCTGGCGTCCCAGCGCGTCCACAACGCGCCGGCCACCCGGCAGGTCATGAACAACCAGCCGCTGGGTACCCCCAAAGGTGATCCCGGACACCACCTCGAAATTGTCAAGGACCACCGGGCCGAGAACAACGGCTGAATCAGACATGGCCCGTCCTCCTGCAGATACGGCGGCCCCTGGTCACGCCGAACATGTGCACTGCTCTCACGCTCCGATCGGCGCACCCGCCCAGACCGGCGTCATGCGCGGATCAAATCCGACCCCACCACTCGGCGGCCGGCTAGCGGCATGGGCAAGATAGTCGGCCATCCAGCGGCCCAACTCCGTACCGTCGATCACGATTGTCCCCGACATCGCCTGCTCCCGGTGGCGGTCGGTCGCCTGCCGGGGCGCCACCGATGCAGCATGCTCCCGATGAGGCGGCCGACGCGACGGCTCGGTCGTCGGCGGCATTGGCGAGCCACGGGGCGGCGGCGCCATGCTCGGCGCCGGTGTCATGTCGGGCTGTCGAGGTGCTTCGAAGAAAGCCGCCGGGGCCGCGGTTTCAATCCGCGTCACGGGTGCCGCAGCTTGATCAGACTGCCTTCTCTCAGATGCGACCGGCAGCGCCACCGGCATTGCCGCTATCCCGATCGATGGTGGTGGCGCAGTCGGTGGTGCCGGCGGTTCGATCATTGTCAGCGACGTCGGCATAGGCGCCGGCGGCGCGGATGGCTCACGAATCGCTGGCGAAGGCACCATCGAAACCGGGGGCTCGGCCGCAATCGGCCGCGCCCGCACCGGCTGCTCGAACGCGGCCGCCGGTGCAACCGTTATCGGTGCAGCCGCTTGGGCTATCCCAGCGGCCAAGCCTTGGACTGGCGCGCCTACAACGGCAGCGCTGGAAGTCTTCGGTGTCTGCGGGGAAGGCTCGGCGCTCGCCCTCATGACAGGTGCGGCGGGGGCCGCCTCGCCGTCGTCTTGGGTGGTGGCCGCCATTGAGGCCCGCGGCGGGGTCGCAATCGCTGCGTCCTGCGTTCCGGTTTGCGCCGCCGGACCTGCGGAGGCTGCATCCGGCATGGTCACAACCGGCGTCCGTGGTGGCACTGCCGCTTGCCGCGCTGCCGCTGCGGCCGATTCCCGCGTCAGCGCCGCCATGGCGCCAGCCTGCGCCACTCCTGCGTTCACCGCCCCGCGAGCCACTTCTTGCAGGCGAACCAAGTTGGCGGTCGACGCAACAATCGCTTGATCCAGCGCACCCAACTCGCGGCGGATCGTCTCGATACCCGCTGATACACCATCTTCCAGCGCCAGCGTCAGCCCGACGGTATATGCATCGTTCATCGTAGGGCCTCCCGCAACGCCTCAGCTGTCGCGGTGCCGAGAGCTTGGATCGCCCCCGTGGCAGCCGCGCTGCCGGCTGGTGCCAGGAACGGTCGTGGCGGCACCGTCCGGCTTCCCTCTTCCTGAAAGACCGCTGCAGGGTCGGTGGAACCTACCACGATGGCATTCGCCGTGACCTTACTTCCAATGCTGGCGCGCAATGTGCCGGTGCGTTGCCATGGGTTGCCATGCTCATCACCTGGCCGATGGGACAAGCTGTCCGCCACAGTCGCCTCGATCCGCTGGGCGATCGCCTGGCCGGCCGATTGGCGTACGGCTTCGAGATCAAGGGCCTGCAACGAACGCTCCAACACCCGCAGCCGTTCCAGCAACTGCCTCAACGTTCCTCCTCCCAACGCAGATGCACCCAATCGAAACTGCTGCCCTGTAAGGTCCCCAGGACTACGACGTACGCAAGCCGCTCATCCGGCGGCAGCGAGAAAGCCACATCGAACGGCACCCCGTTCTTCACTAGGTAAAGACAGTCGATCAGATCGGGGTGCCGACTCAGTTTCCCGCGGACGCCACCATCGCCTGCGGGTCAGCCGTCTCATGTGTAGTTAACGCGGAAGCAGCAGCGGCGATTCCGGCGTCGCCCAACCGTGCGACCAATGCCTCGATCTGCTGCTCGTTGGCGGGCACGGGCACCGGCACGTCGTCGATCGCAAGAACCGAACATGCCAACAGTGCCATGCCCAACCACGGCTCATTTTGAGATAGCATCGGCCCAGCCGCCTTGAAGAGCCGCAGTTTGTCGAGGGCATTCATGCGCCGCAGCGTCAGACGCCGTCCATCGGCAGCGGTCACAACGTTCGGCTGACCGGTGCTCGCGATGATCTGAGCGGATGGTCCGCCGATCATACGCGCTGTCTCTGCGACGCGAAGAATTCAAGCTTCTGCTTCACACTGGCATCGCCTTTCCAATTGCCCGCGTTGGCCAGCTTGAAAACGACGGTGTTATATTGATATGTTGAGATCGATCCATCAGTCTCGGTTACGTACTGATAGACTGTTCCAAACGGCACGCCGTCCCCGTTGAAGTAGGACTGCTCCGCTGCCGCGATAAAGTCGTCGGCTGCGGAGGTGCCGCGTTCGAGTTCAAATGTGCCTTCCCATCCGCGCGGCAGCTCAGCAGAAATCTGTGTGCCGTCCAGCTTGTCAACTCGGATCGAATGAGTGATCTGCCGGCTTTCGAACCCTGTCACGTACGACAGGTCTACCCGTCCGGCCGGTCCGATCAGCACGAGCTGACAGTCGCGACCGATATTAAAGTTATTGATCGGCATGTGTTACGTTCCTTCAGCTCGACTGTCCGCTCGGCAGTGTCTGCCGACTCACCTCGACCGTCTGGCCGCCTTCAATGTTGACGATAAACTTCTCGTTGATCGCCTGGTAGTTCACCTGTGCATCGGACTGCACATATCCAAGTTGCGTTCGGCTGGTCGGATTGTTCGACGTGTCGCACACCACGCTGAACGGCAGGGAACCGTCGGTGCTGCCCAGCATCCCCTGCGACAGCATGTTCTGAAAGAAGCTCAGCTGCGTCGATCGGATGTTCTGGAACAGCTGGGCATTGATCACCTGGCCGACATACTGGCCCATGCCGGCGGCCAGGGTCGCTGCGATGTAGTTCGTCAGGCGCGTGTAGTTGTCACCGTTGATGGCAGTATTGGTGCTGGAATTATGGCCGCCACGTACGCCCCAGTAAGCGCCACCTGGCTGCGGGTTCGCGATCACGTCGATCCCCGCGCTCAGCAGCGCCGCCAGATCGGCCGAGGCATAAGTCGTCGCCTGACCCGAACCCGGCGTGCCTGACTTCTGGCTACCGACGATGGCGTAAAGCTGCTTGTTCAGGCTCGACTGCTCGGGCGACAAATTCGCCAACCGGCCCGCGACGAAGCCTTGCGGCGAAACCAGACGGACCGTGTTATTCACTTGGTCGGACCAATAGAGCCAGTCGCCGAACATCAGCTTAGCCGCATAGCTATCCAACCCGGCAGACGCGGCAACTCTGACCGCATTCTGGATGTTGTCGCCGGCCGGACCGGTCAGGATCATATACACACCCTCGGAAAGGCCGAAGGCAGCCTGCACGCTCCACTGTGTCGAGTCGGTCGAGTCAGCAAGCAGTCCGAGGCTGCAGCCCTGTCCGCGCAGGGCATACATCCCCGTCCGAGGCAGGGTATCGGAACCAACCAAGTTCGCCGCGGTAATGCTGGCCGCGCCGTCGGTGCCATTCGCGAATGTATAGCTGGCCACCACAGGCATACCGCCGACGGAGTTGCCAGAACCGACCTGCGCAGTCACCAACTGCGACGGACCACGCTGCAGGCTCAGTCCATTGTTCACCGCGTTGGCCATATTCTGCCAAAGCTGTAGGTCCGTGCCGGGGATGTTGTCGAACAGCTCAGGCTGCAGTCCCGGCAGCGTTATCGTCAGCCGCCAGGTCTGGGCCGCTGATCCGTTGCTCACGCTGGCCACCAACGAATTGCCGAGCGTGCCGGTGTATGCAGCGGTCAACAGCAGGGCATAATCGGTGCTGGACGAACTCTGCACCAGACTCTGCGCCGCCGTATCGGTCCCATCAGTCACGCGCACGCAGCGGAAGTTCTGCGCACCTTGCTGGACTGCGGTCGCCACCTGCGTGCCCATGTCGTAAGTGCGGGCAACCACCGGGCCGAATTGGCTGGCGTAATCAGCCATCGTCGCCACGATCACTGGCTGGCCGATCGGACCCCAGGAAGCGCTGCCCACGATCCCGACAACGTCGGTTGGTACGCCATTCAGCACGAGATTCTGCGGCGGCACGATCTGTACATACAGATCCGGCACCACCAGCGCGGTGGTATTGATGCTGCCTTGCTGTACAATCGGCATCAACGGCCTCCCTGCTTGCCGGCTAAGGGCGCCGGCGACTGCGGTTTGGCAGCGCCCGCACCCAGGACACGCACCACATTCAGCGCATGCTCACCGGCCAGAATGGCCTTTACCTGCGCCGGGTCCGTGACCACGGCGCCGCGGGCAAAGCCGGCAAACGGCCTCACCACAACCAGTTGCGTATCCATCGTTGCTCCCGTGTCAGCCGAGGTAGGGGGTGACCGCATCCACAGTGCCGCCGCCGAACAGCATCGCGGGCTGGTTCTCGGTCGTGATCGTTGCGTACTCAATCGAATAGATCAGATCGCGGCGATATAGTCCGGCATCTTCCGCCCTGTCTGTGGTGGCGCCGTTGCGGAAGATCAGCCGGGCGGAAGTGCCGTCCGGCAGATCGATGAAAGCCATCTGTGACAGCGCCACGTCGATCGCGACGGCAATCGTATCGCGCGTGGCATAGTCCGGGCACCAGCAGGTTATGCGAAAGTCCTGCCGCTGCCGGCGCACCTCCCGGGTCGCCTCGCTGCCCGCCACCACCCGCCCGATCAGCCGCTTGGCCGTCGGGACCGTCACGGTCGCGCCGCTATAGTTGGCAACGAAGTTCGCTCGAATCAGCACCGCCATGTTCGCCGCAACCAGATCAGCATCGTCGCCCGTCTGGATGGTGTAGACGTAGCTGTTGCCGTTGACGATCACACCTGCCAACTGCCCTACCTGCGGTGTCCCTGCAAACGTGACCGTTTGGCCGGCCACGGTCGCGGTCAAAGTCGGAGCCTGCCCTGGCGGCAGCTGCCAGACGTACGGAAAGCGAGTTGTGTTCTGCAGCGTTCCACTAACTGGCAGAACGGTCACGTTGACCACTCCGCTGGCCAAATCGGCATCCAACGTCGCCGGCAGCGGCCAGCCCCGATAGATGCGACAGTCCGCGTTGCACACGCTTGGCGCTGCCGTGCCGTTTGGGTAGACGGCAGCCAGCACAAGGCCGACCAGCGCGGTTTCTACATCGGATTGGTCCGCCATCAGGGAATGGCCTGCCGCACGCCTAGCCGCCAACCCAGCTCCGTCAGTTCGGTAGCAATCACAACGCTGCGTCGACCCAGCTCGTCCAGCATGATGTCGCCTGGCTCCAGATGCACCCCAGGCGTCGCCGGCAGCAGCACAACACTCTCGGTCATGCCGCCATCCGCCGGCAGGTGGCCTTGGGTCCGTACGACACCCGTCGCACCGATCACGCTGGCAGGCCAGTCCCGCAGCAGCAGCTGGGCCTCGCTCAGCTCAACCCCGCTATAGCCCGCCGCGCCGATCGTCCGCGTCGTGACAGGTCGGGCAAACGATACAACTCGGTCGGCCCGAACGCATAAGGCAGGCATCAACCGAGGCTGCGATCCAACAAACCAAATGTCGTTGTTCTGCAGCAGGTAGTCGCCCGATCGGGTATAGGCCGTATCGAACAGCCCATACCAGATCGCATCCCCATAGCCGGGAGGCCGCACGAATGCCGCATCCGCATCCGTAAAGGCCGCGTGGAGACGCACTAGACGGTTACGTGCTGACATCGGCGCGACCGGCCCGGATGGGCGATAGACATCGGTGGTCAACCCCATCGCCTGCGCCGCAATCCCCAGGCCACGGGACACAAAGTCCTGCCGCTGCCAACCGGGATCGGCGGCATTCGTCGCGGGCGGCAAAGGACGCATTTACACCACCAGTGTGACAGTGCCATCAGACAAGGCCGGTCCGGGCGGCAAACCCAAAAAGCCACACAGCCGGCGTCGCCAGCTGTCGAAGAGGCGCAGTCGATCATCAAGTTCGTTGGCGTTATGCCGCCAGACCGACGCCTGGGCGGTGTCCAAATTGGCACTCGCGTTCGGGATCGCGGTTTCCAGGGTGTTGAGTGTTGCCAGGTAAGTCCGGATGACGGCGAGTTCCGCATCCGAGAGATTGTTCAGACGGTATTCCATAAGCCCGTAAACCTGGAAGAACCGCCAGCCCTGGAACCCGGCCGCCCCGGCGCCGTACGCCGGATACCCACAGAACCGCCGTGCGTCGGTCTTTTCCGCATCCGTCAGCGGTTCCATCAGATCACGGACCCGTCGCCGAGCGTGAAGTAGACAGTGCCGGTGCCGCTGGCCAGGACGACCGCTGCATGGGTCATATAGACGTTGGCGGCCAGCAAGGCTCTACTATTCGGCAGCAGCGGCAGACTTGCGGACGTTGCGGTGGTGCTACCACTCGTTCCGAAGGCAACGAACGCAACCGCGTTCGCCGCATTCGTCACCAGCACCGTCTCCCCCCCGCCAACCAAGGCCACGACCGACGACGTGGTGCTGGCCGAAACGCTAGCCGTGCCCGCCGCACGAAACGGCTGGTTGGACCCGATCGACATTGCCGTGCCCTCGCCTAGCCGATATGCTCGATCATCACCGCGCGCTTGTAAGCGGCGTTGCTGGCGGTCGGGATTGTGGTGCTGTTCGTGGTCGTATCAGTCGGCGCGCAGAAGCCGCCGATCCAGTACCAGGATTGGGCGATGATCTGCTGCAGTCGATCCAGCGGCTCACGCGTGACCATCGCCACGCCGTCCACAATGGCGATGATCGAATCTTTGGGCGCCACGTCGTCGGCGGCCATGCCCGCGAAATCACCCTCGATCAGCGCACCTTGGCCGCAGACGATCGGCCGGCGGACCAGCAGACCCGTCAGGGTCGGATGGGTCTGCACGAACGATTCTGTTGTGGTGACGAAACGTAGGCCCAGGAAGTCGTTCACCATGCCGCGGCGGAAGACCTGGTTCGCCGACGTCGCACCCTGGAACAATTGCCGGAAGTCTGGGTCGGCGAACAGCTGGCGGGCGGAAACCGGATCGAGATAGCAATTATAGACGCCGTCGATCTCCGGCACGGCATTGGCCCGCAGCGTCGCCACGGCGTCCAGCAGGTTGGACATCGTCAGCGTATCGGTGGCCTGAAGGTCGGCGGTGTTGCCGCGGTCCGAAGGGCGCACGATCACTGAAGCGGTGGCGGACTGCACAGTATTCCCGGCAGTGCCATCAGCCACAGAAACGCTGCTGGCAAGCGTCAGTGTTCCAGAAATGCCGTTCGGCGCGGTCGAAACGTTGGTTGCATCCGCCGAAGTGCCAACCAACTGGTAGGCATCACTGCCGATCGTCACCGTCAACGGTGCGCTCGCGCTCACCGTTGTCGGAACGCCATAGACGAAGGTAGAGGTAAAGCCACGAATGTCATCGACCGCAACCGAGGTGCCAGCCGAACCCAACGTGGTGCGCACCCGCGTGTTGCCGCCGAAATAGGCGCCGAACAGGGCATTGCGCGCCAGCTCGTCCAGGCTGCGGGCAGCCTGCTCGCCGTTCACATAGGCATTCTGCAGGAACTGGCTCGCGATGCCGACACGGCTAGTCACCATGTTCAGATCGGTGGTGGCCGCGTAACTGTTGATCGAAAGCGTATACTGCTCAACCGCCCAGGTGGTGGAGGTCAACCCGTTGTCCAGGTTGGTGTTCGACGCCGCCGCCATCGGCGTCGTCACGCTCGGCTTCAGCCCGGCGCGGGTTTTGGTCAAGGTCTCACCGATACCGACTGCGATCTCCTCGCGGTCCGCAACCGCACGGTAGCCAAGGCGCGACCGCAGCGCCTGCTCGAACTCCCGTTCCAGGAAGCCCTGCTGGATGATCGGCTGCAAAGCGGTCGGAAAGTTTTGGATGCCCATCTGTGTCCTCGGTTATGCTGGTTGCGCGGAAGGCGGTGACTAAAAGCGGCGCCGAAGGATGTCGGCGCGAGCCGCTCGCCACTCGGCCTCGGTCATGTCAGTTGCGCGCTTCTGGCGCGGCGGTTGCGACGGCGGCGGCGCGGCGATTGAGGACGAGGACGCGGAGCCGAACAGCCAAGGCTTCGCCTGCCGCAATTGCGCGATAATCTGCGGAGCGCCCTCTACATCGCCCATGTCGTTCAGCTTCAAACCGGACGTATCGACCAACTTCAGGCCGTCCAGATCCAGAATGCCGGCGCGCACCGCCTCGGCTTTCAGCTCGGCCCTAATCAGTCGATTTTCAGCATCTCGTTGTACGACGGTCAGCTGTTGTTCCAGTGCCTCGGCGCGGAGCCGCAGATCAGCGACAATTGCCTCGGGGGAAGGCGCGTCGACATCGGACATCAGTGCTTCCTGTGGTTGCGTCGATCGGTAGCGATACGCGTCAGCTCGGCCGCGATGTCCTCAAGGTCATAGGAATCGGCGACTGCCTTCAGCGCGGTCTCCCGCGAGATCGTCCCATTAGAAATCAGCGTCGCAAGTGTCTGCGCGTCGCGCAGCCGATCTTCGGCAGTGAGCGGGTACCAGCGCGGCCACTTCAAAGTGAGCCGTATGTCGGGATCGGGCTTGTACAGCTCGTCTCCCAGGATCTGGAGCCGGTAGACCTGAGCGGCGCGCAAGACCATGCGCATCAGGGCAACCAACGCACCCTCGCCGTAGCTGACGCGCAGATTGTCGGCGAGCCAGATCAGCCCTTGGTTCAGCATCTCCAGCGCGCGGCCGGATTGTGCGGCGGTCAAACGATCGGGGTTGGCGCGGCTGCCATGCAGGCTCTCCAACGCCAACTCGCGCAAAGTACGAACGTATTCAATGACCGCCGCCGATGCCGTCCCGCCTATCTCCAGCAGCTTGGCGTCGCCCTTTTCGCTCACCACCAAGGCGTTGCCGCCGCCTTTGATGATCTCGCCGTCCGATCCCGCAGGCTCCTTGATAATCAGCGTCGGGTCGCTGCTGTACTTAAGCCCGCGCCCCGCCTGGCTCAACTGGTAGTCGATTTCAATGGAGGTCTCGACCGCAGGACGAAAAGTGCAGGCACCATCCAGCGTCGATCCGGTCGCCGCCGGACCCGGCAGGTTGCGCACCCAGACCAATGGCACGAAGCCCAGCCCGTGCCGCACCGATCGTGGCAGATCAATCTCGGGCTCGGCAGCAACGCCAACCTGGACCGGCTCATACCAAGTCTCGTCGTTGGCGTCCCATTGCCGCGTGAACCAATAATCGGCAGCCGGTTCGGTGATTGCGTAGCCGCTTTCGGCCAGCAGGTGCCCGGCCACCTTGTATCGTTCCCGAACAGACACAAGGGTGTCCGGCGCCTCGTGGTCCCATACCGGCTCCAGGTTCGCCGTATCAAGCACGCTAAAGAACACCCGGCCACGCAGCACCCGCAGCAGGATCGCTACCGAGCCGATGCTGCCACGTATCGCCGCCTCGATCATCACTTGGTTGAGTCTGGTTTCCTTCACCAGGTCGGACAGGCGAGCCTGCAACGCGCGGTCCGCGCAATCGATGGTCGGGAAATGCCCCTCGCTGAACAGCAGTGCGACGCTATCTTCCACCACCACGCGGCACAGACCGTAACGCACGCTTGGCCGCCGCGCACGCAGCGGGATATATTCACCGCCGGCAGTACGCTCCTCGTGGAATTCATGCCGTAGAACATCGTAGATGGTGCCGTCCAGCACGCGGCGCAGAATGTCCAGCATGCGGGCACGTTGCGACAGATCGCGGTCGCGCGGCACCAAGTCGCAAATTGTCTCGAACATGGATGTCCTTGATGGCGATCAGCGCTGCAGCAGCGGCACGTCGATGCGCCGCGCCGCAGCACCCTGTTCCAGCAGCAGGGTGAAGGCGCGCGACAGGGCGTCTACTTGGTCATCCTTGGCGCCATGTGGAAAATCGCGCAGCTCTTCAAGGAAGTCAGCATTCCAGTCGGCACGCACCAGGGCAAAGTTGCCGGCCTCGACCTGCGAGACCACGGGCAACGCCCGCACCCATTTCGATCCCGTCTCTCGTGAGGAGACCACGCGGAACCCCGCCAGAAGGCCTGTCAACGCGCCGATCTGCGACTTGCCCGCCTGCCCCGGATCCTGCGGAATGCCAATGGTAACCGTCCCGCCATCCTCGATAGCCGTGCGCAGAATGGTCTGCTCCACCGCCAAAGGCGATCCGCGGAACCGCACCAAATCCAGCACCACGAAACGACCGCTCTGCTCACGAAGCAGTTTCAGACCAACGGTCCAGTCCGGGTCGCCATTCGCGCCCATCGGCGTGGCAGCCAAATCCCAGGCGCGCACGACCGGGGCACCCACCAACGTGGCCGGACGGCTGACCAGATCGAATCGCTCGATAGGGAATGGTGTACCGTCCAGCGGCATCGGTCGCTGTTGATACTGCGCCGACCATGTCCGCTCACCGACCGCCGCACGCTTGCGGGCGAGCGCTTTGGCATCTTCCCACTCCGGCCAAAGCGGCTCACCCGGCGCACGGCCCATCGGGTCTTCCGCTTCGGCCACCGCCGGCAGTCGCAGGCAGCGCCAGTCCTCGTGATCCTGCGCCAGCAACCGACCGCCGAGATCGTCGAGGTGCCAGCGTGTCATGATCAGGACCACGCGTGCACCCGGCCGTAAGCGTGTCAGCAGTTCGGCCCGATACCACTCCCAAAGCCTTGCGCGCGCCCGCGCGCTATCGGCTTCGTGGTGGGACTTCACCGGGTCGTCGATAATCACCAGATCAGCGCGCCGGCCGATCATCGGCCCGCGCACGCCAGTGCCGAAATACTGCCCGCCGGTCGATGTCTGCCAGCGTGTCGCCGCTCCGCCACCGCGGTCAGCGATTGTGTAGCCTAGCTGTTCCTGATGCTCGCGCACCGTTGCGCGCACCTGGCGTCCGAAATGTGCCGCCAGGTCGGCGGTGTGCGAGGCCGCAATGATCGAACTCGCCGGATGGCGCGTCAGCCACCAGGGCGGAAACAGCACCGAGGTGTACGTAGACTTCGCCGAACCAGGCGGCATCAGCAGCATCAGCCGATCGGTGATCCCCGCCGCCACATCCTCCAGCGCCGCAAGGAGCATCAGGTGGTGACGCGCCGGTTCCAGGCCCGCCGGCCGCAGCACCTCCGTCACCCATTTTGTCAAGCTGTCGCGCGGCGCGGCAAGATCGCAAGCCAGCCCGGCCGGCGCGGCGGCTTGCCGGCTTTCCTGGTTCGGCGAGATCGGAAACAGGCGCTCGCCCCAGTTTTACAAAATGCCAGTGTTGCAAAAGGTGAGCAGCCCGCCTTACGCGCGCTGGCGCATCCTGCGCTCTGGGTTGTCAAAGTAAGCCGCGAACCCAAAACACTAACGAGCATTGCCGCTCAGCCCGCTCGCAACGTCCGTCGCGTCGATGCGCAAACGGCCATCATGGCGGAAGATATACCCTTCGCTGGGGTAGATGGGCAAGGCAATTTTCCTATGAGCGGACATATTTCCTTTTCTTGGCTTGAACGGGCATACCAGGCTGCCCTGCGCGGCGCCATTTTGGCTGCCCTGCTGACCGTAACCGGCTGTGAATCCTATACATCCGTCCGAGAGGGCGCCTCCGCATCCCTCGGCACCGGCCGGACCTTTGCAATCTATGGACTGGAAGGCCGTTGGGCCGGCGATGTCACTCCAGTCGCCGCCGATTGCGGCGTCCAGACACGGGGAAGCATGACGATCACGGCGCGCGGGTTTGCCTTTGATCCCTTCGGTGGCACCTTCGTTGTGACCGGCACCGTCTCTGACGACGGCGCCTTGCACGGCGTCCTGAAACGGGTGCTGTCCGGCGAAAGCGGTAAACATGTCGAACGCTCGCTCAGCTTCTCCGGCATCGGACAGCGACCGGATCGCGGCGAGGAAAGCATCGTCGGGCGACTGGAATCCGGCCGATGCGCGTGGCGTGTCGCCCTGCAGCGGGGCTGACATCACCACGCGCGCCCGCTCAGGCAGGGCGTCGATTCAGGCCAGCGACAATGATGTCGATGCCTTGCGCATGCCAGCGTTGAACCGCTTTGTGGTCGGCGCCGATCGCCGCCGCCAGCCGCCGCCAGGCAAATAGATGCCGATCGGTTACCGGACTCACCAGGCTGCGGGCGCCGACGATCCGCCGCAGCACGTAACGGTCATCGGGAATCAGCTGCAGCCATGTGAAAGCTTCATCCATTCGGCTAATGCGCGCGTTGGACGGCATCGGTGGCCGCACCTTTCCCGGCCCCCAGCCGTAGCTCTCAGCCGCGGCACGGACGACGTCTAGGGAACTGGTTCGCAACTTTGTGGTGTACCCACTCGGCGGCAGCGCCAGGATCGCCGCGCCCGCCTCCTCCAGCCGGGCAACCACGTAAGTGCTGTCCGCGGCCTGGCCGGCGAAGCGGCGCCCGTTATCCAGATCAACCATCGGCAAGGCGCTCATGTGCAGGGCCCTCAGCGAGTGAATACGGGATAGGGATAGGCGGCGCCGTCCAACAGCGTCCCGTCGGTCAGCAGCCCCCAAGTCAATGGGTGGCCCGCCGGCAACGGGGGTCGGTTGGGGTCCTCGCCAACCGGCCGCGGCGCGGGGGGCAGCCGCCGTGCGCCCAATCGGCGTCCCCGCTCGATCGTTGTCCAGCGGGTCAACCCCATCATCGCCGCGATCGCGTCCCAGCTTTCGCCGGCGCCCCGCAGGTAGCGCAGCCGGTTATCCATCTCGGGGGACCATTTTGTCAGGCTGTGCATCGGCAGGCTCCCAAATGACGCCGACCAAATATCCGAACAAAACAAGAACGTCAATGTGTCTAACATTGAATGTTAGACTTTCTGCCCTTAGGCTGTGGCCATGTCAGGCATAAAACCCGGTTCCGGTCCCAAGGACCTCGGCTCCCGTCTCCGTCAGCTGCGCCAAATGCGCGGGCTCACCCAGGACGAGTTGGCAACCACTGTTGGCGTCAGCCGCAGCGCTGTTGCGCAATGGGAAAGCGGTCGCTCAGGACAGGCGACATTGCATCTGCGCCGCCTCGCCGATGCGCTCGGGGTGCAGATCGATGACCTGATGCGCGACGACGAACGGCACGCGATCGGGACGGTCGCCCAGGCCGGCGACGAGCGGGCCATGCTGCGCCTCTACCGCGCCTGCTCGCCGGCGGACCAACAATTGTTATTGCTCATGGCTCGTCGCATCGCCTCCATCGAGGAACCGGTCGGCTAACGCCAGACGAGTCTCAACCGTCCCAAGCTGCGCTAACTATTCATAAATGCGCCATAGAAGGAGATTTTTACGGCGAATTCAGGTCGGTCCCGCATTTCTCACCTCAAGCACCCAGGGTGCCGCGTTTTGAGCGGAGTGAGAAATGTCCGGATCGACCACGACCATCAACGGCGGTGCCGGCGGGCTGCTGCAGGACCACACCGGCAACACGGTCGTCCAGCTGGGCAGCAATGCCGCCTCGGTCGTGGTCGGCCTTGGTACGGACACCATCCTGGGGGGCAGTGGCGCGGCCGGGGTGTTCGCTTTCAACGACACCAACAATCTCGACGTCGTGGGCGGCTCAGGCTCGCTCGCCGTCTCCCTGCTCTTCGCCACCGGCAACGCCACCATCTCCGGCGGCAACGCGGGCGAGACCGTCACCGGCGGCCTGAGCAACATCAAGCTCACCCAGGCCGGTGCACTCACGCTGCATCCCAGCAACGGCATCATCACGATCGCCGCCGACGGCCAGGCCATCACCATCTGGGCCTCGGACAACAGCGGCTACGAGGTTTTCACCCCCACCGCCGGCACCACCGTCACCGTCGCTCCCACGCCGGACGGCTACGGCCACACCCTGGTCACCGTCGGTAACAGCCCAGCCGTAGCGCTGGGCAACGGTTTCGAGACGGTCGGTAGCGCTACGTCCTACCTCACGGGCGCGAGCGCCTCGACCTTCGGCAACACGATCATACCCACCCCGGCAACGCCGGTCGTCACCGGATTGCTCGTGGGCACCAGGGGCTTCACCACCAGCACGACGCCGTCTTTCACCGGCACCGCGGTCGCCGGCGACGAAGTCCTGCTGTACATGGACGGATATACCCAGATCGGCGAAACGATTGCCAACGTCAGTGGCGCCTGGACCGTCGCCGCCAGCCAGGTACTCAGCGGCGGCACCCATACCGTCATGGCCGAAGTCCTCGACATCTCGGGCGTGTCGAGCAACACCTCCAACTCGTCCACCGTGGTCATCGACACTACCGGCCCCAACACACCTGCCATTACCGGCATTGATGTCAGCACCGACAGCGGAACGGTCGGCGACAGCATCACCAACGTCCGCCACGTTGAGATCGACGGTACCTCGGATCCTTACGACACAATCGTGCTCTACGATGGCACAAGCTCGATTGGCAGTGCCGTGTCCAACGCCAGCGGTAGTTGGTCCGTCACCAGCACGGTGGCACTCACCAACGGCGCCCACAACCTGACAGCGGTCGCCACCGACCCGGTCGGTCTCACCAGCCAGGCCTCCAGCGTCTATGTTGTAACCATCCAGACCACCCCACCGCTGGCACCCACCAACGTCACGCTCGATCCGGGCAGCGATAGCGGGATGGTAGGCGATAATCTGACGAATTTCACGTCCCCGGTCATCGACGGCGCGGCGCTGCCCAAGGAAATCATTACCGTCGCGGCCGACGGCATCAATCTGGGGACCGTCAGCACCGATCAATTCGGCGACTGGTCGTTCGCCGTCCCGACCGTGCTGACGCCTGGTATGCATGTCCTCACTGCCACCGCGACCGATACAGTCGGCAACATCAGTGCCGCCACCACACTCGACCTGACGATCGAGACCACGGCGGCCGCGCCCGCCATCACCGGTGCGGTCGCGGCCAGCAGCGGCGTCGTCACCGCCGGCCTGCTCACCAACGCCGGCACGGTTCTCGTCAGCGGCACCGCCGCTGCCGGGACCACGATCGTCGTGTCGGATAACCTCGTGACCGCCCCCGGCAGCGTCATCGCCAACAGCAGCGGCACCTGGTCCGAGCAGGTCATTCTCAGCCAAGGCACCAACGCGCTGACCGCGAAGGTGACCAACGACGCGGCCGGCAACAGCAGCGCCGCCTCGTCGCCGCTGATGCTGACCGCCGACCTCGTCCCGCCGGCCACGCCGACGATCCTGGGCATCACCCCGGCGACCGACAGCGGCATCCTGGGCGACAACGCGACCGATATCAGCACACCGACCTTCACCGGCACCGGCACCCCGGGCGACACCGTCACCCTGACCCAGATCGAATATGCGAACGGCGCGGTCCAGGGCACCGCGGTGGTCGGCACCGGCATCGTCGGGGTCAACGGCACCTGGTTCGTCAGCGGCTCGATCGTCGCGAGCCCGGCCACGCTGGTTGCCACCGCAGCTGGCCTGCTGGGCAACACCAGCGGCGCATCGGCGGCCTACAATTTGACGATCAACCCAGTTCCCGCCGCGCCCTCACTCTCGCTGACCGCGGGCAGCACAACCAAAAGCCTGACCCCCACGATTACGTACGGCGAGAATGCTGCCGGCACCATCAGCTTCTACGACAACGGCCGCGCCATCGGCACGATCTCGGCGGCTGGAACGGTCTTTACCCCGACCAGCCAGCTGATGCTGGGCCTGAACACGATCACCGCCGTCTTCACCGATCAGTACGGCGACGTCAGCAACCCGGCCAGCGCCACGATCACTGTGACCGGCACGGCGACGACGCTCGCACTCGACCCGGCCAGCGACAGCGGCATCCTGGGAGACCTCATCACCAACGTCGTCAAGCCGCAGATCGACGGCACCGCGACCCCCAACGCCGCGATCACGGTCCTCGACAACGGCGGCACGATCGGGACCACCACCGCCAACGCCAGCGGGGTCTGGGCCCTCCAGCCCGGCACGGCGCTCCTGCAAGGGGTCAACACGCTCACCGCAATCGCCAGCCTCGGCATCAGCGGTAGCATCGTCTCGTCTCCCCTCGTGCTGACTATCGAAACCGCCGTTGCCGCGCCGACCATCACCAACGCCGTCGCGACCACCGGCACCATTACCAGCACCGACCTCACCAACGCCGGTACCATCGTCCTGACGGGCACCACCCAACAGGGTGCGACGATCGCCATCATGGACGGCACCACCACCATCGGCACCGTGGTCGCCAGCAGCACCGGCGCCTGGGCCGACACGGTCGCGCTGACCCTGGGTCAGAACACCCTCACCGCGATGGTCAGCCGCGATCTGGCCGGCAACAGCAGCGCGCCCTCCAGCGCGCTCGTGCTTGATGCACTTCCGGCCAAGCCCGCGGCGCCCAGCATCATCGGCCTCGCCACCAGCAGCGACACCGGCACGCTCGGCGACAGCCGCACTGACAGCACCACACCCACCCTGGTCGGCACCGGCACCCCCGGTGACCGCATCACGGTAACGAATGCCGGCACCGTGGTCGCCACCGGCACCGTCGGCAGCAACGGCACCTGGTCCGCCGCCATCACCACTGCGCTGCCGGTTTCCGCCACCGCCACCCTCACCGCGACCATCACCGACCCGTTTGGCACCATCAGCGGCTCATCTACCGCGTATGACGTGACGATTGATGCCATACCGGCACAGCCCGTCATCGCGCTGGCCTCAGGTATTGCCACCACCGACAGCACGGAACCGCAATTCTCAATCACGTCGAGCAACGGACTGAACAACGCGGTCACGATCTACGACAACGGCAGCCTGATCGGCTCTCTGCCGAGCCCGCAGCAAAGCTCGACGGCCTCCTTCACGCCAACCGCTGCACTACCGATCGGCCTCAACACGATCGTCGCAGTGGCATCAAACGCCTATGGCGACGTCAGCAACGCCGGCACCGCGGTGGTCACCGTCCGGCCGGTGGCGCCCACGCTTGATGCGGGTAGCGACAGCGGGGTCGCCGGCGATGACATCACCAATGTCGTCAACCCGCAGATCGACGGGGTCGCGGTCGCCAATGCGGCCATCAGCATCCTGGACAACAGCGGCTCGATAGGCGCCACCACCGCCAACGCGGCTGGCAAGTGGACCTTCACCCCCGCCACGGCGATGGTCCAGGGTTCCAACACGCTGGTCGCCGTGGTCACCGTCGGGGCTGGCAACACGGTCGCCTCCGACCCGCTCACCATCACCATCACCACCACGGCACCGGCACCCGTGATCACCGGCGTTGTGGCCACCACGGGCACTATCACCAGCAACGACATCACCAACGCCGGCACCGTCGTCTTGTCGGGCACCGCTGAGCAGGGTGCCACGATCGCGATCCTCGAAGGCTCCACGACGGTCGGCACCGTGGTCTCCAACAACGGCAGCTGGTCTGACCCTGTCGGGCTGGTCCTGGGTGAAAACACCCTGACCGCCGCCGTCCGCTACGATACCGCCGGCAATAGCAGCGCCGCCTCCAGCCCGCTCGTCATCGACGCTATCTCCCCCGTGGTCGCCGTGCCGACCATCAGCGGGCTGGCGCCCGCCAGCCAAACCGGCACGGGCGGCACCCATACGAACCTCGCCAGCCCCACGCTGATCGGCACCGGCATCGTCGGCGATGTCGTAACCCTGCTGAGCGGCACGACCGTCCTGGGCACCGGTACCGTCGGCAGCTCCGGCTCCTGGTCGGTAGCCGTCACCACCGCGCTCCCGCTCGGCCAGGACAGCATCACGGCCGAACAGACCAACCTGCTTGGTCAGACCAGCGCCGCATCGGTCGCCACTACCGTGACAGTCTCCGCGACCCCCGCCACACCGGTCATCAGCGGCATCAGCGGCGCGGTCGCCAGCAGCGGCAGCGTGGTCGCGACGACGGCCAACCCCACGATCGTCGGCACCGGGCCGGCTGGTGACCTCATCACGCTGCTCAACAACGGCACCATTCTCGCCACCACCACGGCGGCGGCTACCGGCTCCTGGTCGGTACAGCCGAGCTACAATTTCAACTCCGGCACCTACGGGCTGACCGCCGAGGCGACCGATGCCTTCGGCGACATTAGCGCCCAGTCCGCCCAGTTGAGCGTGGTGGTCAATCTCGCGAAACCCGTGCAGATCGGCACGAACCTTCCGTTCGGCATTGCCGCGAATGCCGCAATCCCGAGCGAGGTGACCTACTACAGGTATCAGCAGACCCCGCCCACCCCTGCCGCTGGCTCCAGCCTTGGGCTGACCGTGGACAATTCGGACCTCAACGACATCATCACCGTGCCGGCGGCGACCAATGTCGTCTCGGACGTCGCCAATGGCGCCGTCACCCTCGTGGGCGGCGGTAACAACCAGCTCTTCCTGTCTACCGGCAGCAACGCCACCACAACGTTCGAAAGTAACGGCGGCTCTGGTGTCTACCTGGCCAATCAGGCTGCAGGCGGCACGTCCACGACCGGCAACAGCCTGGTCACCATCAACAACAGCGCAGCCGGCGCCAGCGGGAACTATGTCGTCGACACCGGGTCAGGCACCAACGTCATCCAGGCCATCACGGGCAACGACTCGATCGCCGCCGGCACCGGTTCGGACACCATCCTGTTGGGGTCCGGCAACGACTACGTGATGAATACCGGCACCGATGTGGTCAGCTGCGACACCGTCACGGGCGGCGCCGACACCGTCAATGCCAGCGCCGACGGCAATAGCATTGAGATCTTCGCGAACTCCAGCAACCTGACCTTCCTAGGTGGCACCGGCGGCTCGGTCATCATCGGCGGAGCGCTGCCCATGAATGTCCTCGGCTGGGCCGGCAGCGACACGGTGTGGGGCTCCAGCGGCGGCGGCCAATACTGGGGCGGGGAGGCCGGCAACAGCTACCTGGAAGCCGGCACCGGTTCGGGGTCATGCACGCTGGCCGGTGGCAATGGCAACAATAACTTTCTGGTCGCCGACAATGCCGCCAGCGACGTCCTGGCCGCGGGCGGCGGCTACGAAACGCTGCTGGGCGGCAGTTCCACCGGCGGCAATCAGTATTTCGCCGGTCCGGGCAACACCGTCATCCAGGCCGGCCTGGGCAATGACGTCGTCACCATGGACGCCGGCAACACCACCGTCTTCGCCGGCGCCCACACACTCACCTTCGCCGACGCGCCCGGTATCGTTGTCGCCAGCTCCGGCCAACAGACGATCATGGGCGGCGGCCCGTCCGAAATCTACGGTTTCACCAGTGCCGCGGGCGGCGGCAGCACCTTGATCGTAAACTTCAATCCCACCCAGGACCAGATTGCGCTCTGGAACTACTCGTCCAGCGTACTGAACGCTGCCCTCGCCGGGCAGACCACTTCCGGAGGAAACACCACCGTCACGCTACCCGATAATACCCGGATCACCTTCCTGGGCGTCCAGAATGTCACCAGCAGCAGCTTCTCGGCGTCGTGA